CGTGGGCAAATGTAATTCGCAATACTTTTGCTGATGGTGGTTGTGATGAAGTTATTTCAACACGCCGTCTGGTACACATTGTCAAAACTTTCGGCATCTACGGCGATAAGAAAAAAGCGATTGACTATTGCTTGAATCGTTTTGATGCTGATACTAAAGCTACCTTCTTTGATCTGTATACTAAGATTGATGCTGGTATTGATCCTATGACAAAAGCAGAAGAAACTCCTGCTGAGCCTGCTAAAAATACCGAAGAAATTCCATTTTAAGGTAATCTTTCACTTTTACCAGAGGGAGTGTTGACACGCTCCCTCTTTTTTTATATAATGTTAATACGTAGAGAAAAGTCGCCTCTACTTTCTATTCTTCGTGCGACTAATTTTATGGAGTAATTTGAATGTCAGCTAAAGATAAAATTCTAAAATACCTTTCTAAAGAAGGTCCTTACAATACTTTGACTGCTGCACAAGCTCGATCACGTTTCGGTATCGCAAATGTTGGTGCTCGTATTGAAGAACTTCGCGCAGATGGTCACTGCATCTATACCAACAAGAAAACTCTTGACAATGGTAAAACGATCACTTACTATCGTCTTGGCAAACCAAGTCGTGAAATGGTTGCAATGGCACATGCAGTTCTCGGCGGTCAAGCTTTTGCCTAAAAAAAGCTAGAAAGTGTAGTGAAAGCATATATATAATTATGTGCTTTCACTTTTTTTTATGGATAAATTATGCAAATACAAGTCAATCTTGAAGAACTAAGAAAAAATAAACTATTCATTGCGACACCAATGTATGGTGGAATGAATCATGGTTTGTACATGAAGTCGTGTCTCGATCTTCAGACCATTATGATGAAATATGGAATTGAAATCAAGTTCTCCTTTCTTTTCAACGAATCATTAATCACAAGAGCAAGAAATTATCTGGTTGATGAATTTTTACGTTCTGAATATACTCACATGTTGTTTATTGATTCAGACATTCATTTCGATCCTAATGATATTGTTGCTTTGATGGCTTTGGACAAAGATGTTATCGGTGGTCCTTATCCAAAAAAATCAATAAATTGGAGTAATATTGCTGATACTGCAAGACGCAATCCTGATTTGAATCCGCGCGAACTTGAAAATCTTGTTGGCGAATATGTGTTTAATGTTGTAAAAGGAACTCAACAATTTCAAGTTACTGAGCCGCTTGAGGTTATGGAAATTGGAACTGGTCACATGATGATTAAACGCCACGTATTTGATAAACTTGCCGAAGCGTTTCCTAAGATTCGTTATAAACCAGATCATGTTGGGCAAGAGCATTTTGATGGATCACGATACATCCATGCTTACTTTGATACCGTAATTGATACTTCTGATAGTTACACTGGTGGTGGTTCTGATCGTTATCTATCAGAAGACTATATGTTCTGTCAGATGTGGCGTAAGATTGGTGGACAAGTTTGGTTGTGCCCATGGATGCGTACACAACATATTGGTACATATGCGTTTACTGGTAACATGCCCGCTGTTGCACAGTATACTGGTAAACTGTGACCAATTACAAGTACAGTGAAGACCGTATTCTCAAAGAATTAAAAGAATACGTTGACGCTACTTACGGTGAACACTATTCACAAAATAAATTTCAAGCCACAGAATTTATTATGGATAGTGGTCACGGTGAGGGATTTTGTATAGGTAACATTATGAAATATGCACAACGATATGGTAAGAAAGATGGGCACAATCGTAAAGACTTGCTTAAAGTTTTGCACTATGCTATAATGGCTTTACATAACCATGACTTGATAAGGAAATAAATTATGAAACTATCTGACAATACACTCACACTACTTAAAAACTTTGCGACAATTAATCAGGGCATTATGTTCAAAAAAGGTAAGACACTGCGTACAGTGTCTAGTCAAAAGAATGTGATGGCTGAAGCATCTATCAATGAAGAAATTCCAACAGACTTTGGTGTGTATGATTTGAACAATTTTCTTTCTGTTCTTTCTTTACATAAAGATGATCCAGTGCTAGACTTTCAAGACAACAATGTTTTAATTTCTGGACTTCAGGGCCGTAGTAAAATCAAGTATCGATTTTGCGCTCCACATATGATTGTTGCTGCGCCAGATAAAGCGATTGTGATGCCTGAACCTGAGATTTCATTCTCTCTTTCACAAGAAGATTTTGATTGGATTCTCAAAGCAGCATCAGTTCTATCTTCACCATTCATTGCAATTGAATCTGATGGCGATAAACTTTCAGTAATGACATTTGATCCACAAAATGATTCAGCACACACAGAGTCACTTGAAATTGCGAGTAACAGCGAGAAATTTAAGATGTTATTCAAAGTCGAAAATCTAAAAATGATTTCTGGTGCTTATGATGTGAAGATTTCATCAAAGGGTATTTCAAACTTCAAACACAAAACATTGAATCTTCAATACTGGATTGCAACTGAAACTGGTTCAAAGTTTGAGTCGCACTGATTTACTTTTATATTATGATTATTGTGAGGAAATTCAATGGAACATTTATTGTGGACAGAAAGACATCGCCCACAAACAGTCGGGGACTGTATACTACCAGACCGCTTGAAAGAAACCTTTCAGCAGTATGTGAATCAGAAAGAGATACCCAATCTCCTTCTGACTGGTGGAGCGGGCGTTGGCAAGACAACAATCGCCAAAGCAATGTGCAACGAAATCGGTTGCGACTACATGATTCTCAATGGTTCTGATGAGAATGGCGTTGATACGATTCGTGTAAAGATAAAGAGTTATGCTTCTTCAATGTCATTTGTAGGCGGTCGCAAAATTGTCATTCTTGATGAAGCAGACTATTTAACACCTAATGCACAAGCAATTCTAAGAAATGCTATTGAAGAGTTTGCAGTAAACTGTTCATTCATTTTCACTTGTAATTTCAAAAGCAGAATCATTGAACCACTGCACAGCCGTTGTGCAGTTATTGATTTTCGTTTGAAGGCTGATGAAAAAACTAAAATGGCATCTGCGTTTTTTAAACGCACCACACACATACTCAACACAGAGAAAGTAGAATATGATGAAAAAGTAATTGCTGAACTCATCAAGAAACACTTTCCAGATTTTCGTCGTGCTATTAATGAACTTCAACGCTACTCTCAACTCGGCAAGATTGATGTGGGCATCCTCTCTCAGATTGGTGATATTTCCATTTCACAGATTGTGAAACATCTGAAAGAAAAAGACTTCACATCCGTCCGTAAATGGGCAGCAACGACAGAAATTGATAGCACGACATTCTTTCGTAAGCTTTATGATGCTTTGTATGATATCGCAAAGCCTCAGAGCATTCCTCAAGCCGTAATCATTCTTGCAGATTATCAATACAAACAAGCGTTTGTTGCAGATCAAGAAATCAATCTTGTTGCTTGTTTGACTGAATTGATGGCAAATACTGAGTTCAAATGATATTAGATTTACTCAGACCAACATTTGATTGGATTAAAGATGATTGGAATAGCAATCGCATTCGCTTTGCTGCCGAGCTTATTGCTTGGTTTATTAGTGTTGGGTGTAGTCTTACAATGGCACTCACCATACCCAACGCTCCCCTCTTGGTTCTTTATCCTATGTGGATTACTGGTTGTGTTATCTATTCCTGGGCTGCTTATAGCAGAAAATCTTTTGGCATGTTTGCTAACTACATGCTAATAACTTCAATTGATACTGTAGGTCTTATACGATTAGTTACGTGAAAGTAAATTCAAATGAAAAGTTATGTTTACGCTATTTTAGATGAAGTTAATTCGTGTCTAAAAATCGGTAAAGCAAATGATGTCAAAACACGTTTGGCCGATTTGCAGGTTGGTAATCCAAACTTGTTGAAACTTGTTGGCCTGATTGAATGTAAAAGTGAAAGTTTTGCGTTTAGAATCGAGAGGTCAATTCATGAAGATTATTCTCAGCTTCACATAAGAGGAGAGTGGTTCTCTTACGCCAATGGTACTATACTAAAAGAACAATTTGACAAATGTGTTCATGACGATTACATAAAAAAAACAAGAGAATCTCTAATTATTCCAACTTTGTTTGAAGATGACGCCATAATTTTTGATAATGAAATATTTCCTAGATGTTTTTTTTATCCTGAAAAACCCGCACAAATTTTAACTAATTATGAAGATGCACAGAGACTATTTGGCCATTCGAAATGGAGAACCATGCGATATCCTACTGATGGTAAACTTATGTTAAAATTGCAAGACGGAACTCTCTTATCTGATAAGACGGATTTGGTCTTTATTTCTGGAAAAAAACACAATGAGAATCTGAAGTTAAATAATTTTGTTAAAAACAAAAATTCCACAGCAATAACAAGTTTGATGGAGTTTTGTAAATGACTAAACCTTTCGACTATGTAAATGCCATTCTTCAGTCCAAGAAACAACTGATCGTGGACGAGATTACGGAAAAAGAATATGCTCCTTTCCTGACCAACCGATCATTATCTAATCACAAAGATTGCGTTCTGTTTGCAAATGAGATGAATCGTCGCCATCATTTGGATAAAAAGTTGCAAAATGACTTTTTGCTAAATACCATAAGGTCTATGAAAAGACCTTTTGCGAAGTGGGCTAAAGCTGAAAAAAACGATGATTTGGAATGTATAAAACTGGCATTTAGCCTGTCCAACGTCAAAGCACATGAAGCTCTGCGTCTACTCAGCAAAGAACAAATCCAACAAATAAAAGAAGAAACCCAGAAGGGTGGATTAGGAAAATGACATGGTTGATTTATCTAAATTTGTTGAAGTTTCCCTAAAGCATGAGGATGACTTTTTAAAAGTGCGTGAGACATTGACGCGCATTGGCGTATCGAGTCGGAAAGAACGTGTGTTGTACCAATCTTGTCATATTTTACATAAACAAGGCAAGTATTACATAGTTCATTTCAAAGAATTATTTGCTTTAGATGGTAAACTTTCAACTATTACTGAAAACGATATACAAAGACGTAACGCAATTGCAAATTTACTTGAAGAATGGGGCTTGCTAAAGATTGTAAATACTGCTATCATAAGAGATGATATGGCGCCAATTCATCAAATAAAAATTATTTCATTTAAAGAAAAAGATGATTGGGAACTTATTACTAAATATAATATAGGTAAAAAAAGCAGACCTGAATGAGGAAAATTTATTATGAATAAAGCGAAAAATGATCCAATAAAATTAGTAAATAAATATACCAAAGAAAAAGTATACACAAGAGATTACAATGAGGTAATCAAAGAAGGCAATAATGAGTTCATTCGTGTCTTCAATGAAAGTAATCCTAACCGAACTTTTCTTGTCAATCGCACAGCATTTGTGATTGACAAGTAAGTCGTGACGCCTTCGGGGTCACGTAATTTTAACTTGCTTATTTAAGGAGAAATCTATGACTATTACTCGCATTAGTCCTTTAATGCATCAAACTTTAGGCTTTGACCGTTTCTTTGATGACATTGAAAAATTGTTGTCTGCTACGCCAGCGCAACAAAATTTAAATTCATTTCCATACCACAATATTGTTAGAGTAGACGATAATCGATACATCGTCGAACTTGCGGTTGCAGGTTTTAGTAAAGATGATATTGAGATTACTAGAGAAAAAAATACTTTGGTAATTAAATCACACAAAGAAGAAGAAGAGATGGGGCAAGCAACATATCTACACAGAGGTATTGCAGCACGTAACTTCACAAAGGCAATTACCATTGCTGATACCATTGAAGTACATGGATCAGAACTTAAAGATGGTATTCTGCGTGTGGGTCTTATTAATATTATTCCGGAGCATCAAAAACCAAAACGCATTGAAATTGGTAATGAATTGAAGTTCTTTGAGCCTACTCTTTTACAAGAAGAAAAAAAGGCTGCCTAACTAATGGGGGCTTGTCCCCCATTTAATTTTAATGAAAGAAAAAAATGCCAATACCTAATCCAGATTACTACGAAAAATATTCAAAAGAATGCAAAATTTATGTTGAGAGCGGTACTTATATCGGAGATAGTTTAGAGGTTGCAATAAATAGTAATCTTTTCGACGAATTTCATAGCATTGAAGTTGTTCCAGAACTTTATAATTTAGCAGTCGAAAAATTTAAAAATGATGATAGAGTTAAAATTTGGTTAGGTTATTCACCAGATGTTCTTAGAGATAGTATCATACCAAATTTAAAAAGTCGTGCAACATTCTGGCTTGATGGGCATCCATGTGGTGATGGAAAAACTCATGGATACACAAAGTATGGAAACTGCCCACTATTACATGAAATTGATGCAATAAACGAATCGGAAATTAAAAATCATATAATTTTTATGGATGATCAAAGACTGTTTAGCACGGATATTTTTGATAATATTACAAAAGAAGATTACTGCAATAAAGTTTTAGAAGTAAATTCAAACTACAAATTTGAGCACCTTGATGGTGGTCCAGGACACTTATCGGATGACATTATTGTAGCTTATCTATAAAATTAAATCTAAGTGAGAATTTTTTAAATTATGGAAAGAATTACAAACTTTAAATGAGTGACATTTTTATGTTAAGTCACTTTCATCTGGATTATCCTTTTAACTTTGCTTCTTCATGGATGAAAGCATCACACTCAGGTGATGTTGAATTCGAAAATTCTTACTTGA